AACCACAGAAGCATTCATCTCAGTGGCAGTTAGGTTGACGCTGTACTGGCCATTGCCTTCTTCAGCGATTGAACCTGAGATACTTGCTTGTGTTCCACCGTCTTTGGTGATGTACTTACCAATCGCACTGGCAACACCTGTCAGTGCTGCACCGCTCGATTTGTTTACGAGGCCAAAGGTAAAACCTGTGACCGCTTCATTTCGTACAAAAGCCATTTGATTCTTTCAGAGATGTGCGAGTCGCCCTGACGGCTCAACCGAAGTTAGAACCGCCAGGACTGACGCACAGGAGACTTAGTTAGCGATTTGCTCAGCCTGAACACAAGCAACCCAATCGACATGAACGATAGGGTCAGTCGTGCCAGAACTGTGGCAAACAAAGCTAGGTGTCAAAGCTACGATTGGGATATTCGTAGTGATGGCATCCTTAGCCACACCGTTAACGTACGGCGTGATCTTGGTGAGGCCATCAACGACAAAGCCGAGTTTCACGTAAGCGTCATCTGCAACAGTGTGAACTGCGGCAGTTGAACTTCGTGAGCCAGCCTTTTCGCTGTGAATTCCCATAGCAGTCGTATTGATTGCTTCAAACCCAATGTGGTTAGCCGTGCTGTTTGCAGCCGAGGCAAACAACGAGGTATCAACAATCGCAAGACCAGCAAACATCTGGCAGGTTGTACTACCGATGTCAGCAATCTTTACTCGTGCTTCGTAGTAAATCTTCGAGTTAGCGTTCGCAATAAACGAACTAGCACCAGCAGCACCACCTAACTGAATTTGCACACCTTGGTTGTTTGTTGAACTGGCAGAATCCAGTAACAACACACCACCTTTGGCTGCAACATCCAGAGCAGCAGTACCGGCAGATGCCTGTGTGAGAACCCATTTGTTCTCATCATCAAACGTCAGAAAGTCGTCGATGATTCCGAAGCCTTCGTCTATTCCACCAACGCTAAGCTGCGTCAGTGGAGACTGGCTCCAGATGTTTGGGGACAAGCCTCGTAAGAGATTGCTCGACCCACGTTGCGGTTTGAGATAAAGGTCACCCATTATTCAAACTCCTTTCCTAATTAGGCCACGTATCCGACGAAGTTTCTTCGACGATTAAGGCAGATGAAGTTCCCCCAACTATCCATGTGGACCTCACGCACAGTATGCTGACGTGCAGCTTTCTGTGGTGGATGGAATAACATGTCACGGCCCTTCTTGTAGTGCCATTGAAGTGACTTGTGGTTCACACCGTAAATTGGGTTTGAAGAATCGTTTGCGTCCAAATATGGAACCCAAACAACAGGGTTGCCCTTAATCACAACCGAGCCAGCGTACTTCATCAGATCCGTTCCAAGGTTGTCGTTACGACTTTCCAGGAGCTTCTCTAAATCAGAGATGACTGAGTAAGTGGTATAGAACATGTGGTCACTCTCAGCTTTACCACCGGCAAGTTCAGAGAACTGCTTAGGAGCTTGGAAGTAACAGTGTGAAATGGCCTTACGTAGCTTGGCTACAAGGTCATCTCGTGAACCGGCACTGGTGTAATTGAAACTCCAGTTCTTCCAGTTCGGAACATCAGCGACTGCAATGTTGGCAGCACCGGATGAGAAACCACTTGGGTCTCCACCAGTAAATCCACCACCAGGAGTTGTTGCAGACTTCTGCACCCAGAAAGGAATCCCAGATGGGCTTCGTGGGCTTTCTGTTGAGCTGCTAGGTGCAGTCCACAGAGCAGTTTCCATCAACTCAAAGTAGTCGTTGTAGGCAGAGTGACGACGAATATCAATCTCACGAATGATAGTCTCACGGTCACTCTGGAAAGCATCTTCATCAACGTCATAGCTGAAATTGACAGTTGCTTTGGTAAAAGGTTGCTTCGCTGTTGTCATCAGGTCTTTGACCGATGTAGCGTCAACACTGTACAGCTCAGAGAACTTTGCTGTTCCGGTGTTGGTTGTTTGAACCTTCCACTCAAGTTGTCCACCGCCAGAATACGGCGTACGTGTCTTCCCACTCAGGAATTTCTGAGCGAAGACGTGGTGTTGCTTATCCAGTGACAAGTCAACCCAACTCTTCTTCTTGAAGTTGTTGAGAGTCAGGGTAACGAAATCACCGAGCTGGTCTGGAAGTAAAGGCATGTTATTGCCCTCCTATATTCAGACCGACTACGATCCGTTGTCCGTCATGGCAGAGTCGTAAAACTCTTTCAGTATCTCACTGTTAACCAGTTCATCTACATCATCTGCAAGCTCAGGTTGAGCTGCGGTTGTTGCACCTGAACCGAGTCTTCGGCGAGAGTTACGCCTTGCACGGTCATTGAATCGTTGTCGGTGTTGGTTACTAATTTGGTCGCCAAACACGGTGTGATATGCCTGTTTCACAAGCTCGTCCTGTTGAGGTACGAGAAGTCCCTGAGCTTCATAACCGGCAGCTAACACGTTGACCTGATCGAACAGGCGTTCCATGTTTTGTGCTTGCTGGCTACCAGACTCAAGTTCCTGATAAGACGAATCACCAAATAGTGCTTGGTTGTCTAAACGAGACACAGCATTGTTGAATTGATCTAGTTCGCCAGCTGCGTTTTGCTGTTGCTGATAAGCTTCAGCTTGAGACACATACTGCTGTTGATAGGCAATTCGATCCTGCTGATCGAGAATACTTTGAGCGACTACATTCAGCTGCTGATCGTAGTGAGACTGCATTTGTGCAGCCATCTGATCAATTGCTGTTCGTAATCCCTCGTCGTAATCGTCACTCAGATCCACACGGAACTGAGGCTGCTGAGACCGATATTCCTCAGCAGGTTGAGCTGGTTGTGTCTGTAATTGGTTTTGATACCAGTTCTGCCATTGGTAGAGTTGATCATTACCTTGGTTGAATTGGTTAACTACATACTGCAACTGCTCTTCGTTCGCAAATCCAGCCGGATCAAGGCCGTACTGCGAAGCTCGGTTTATCAGATCAGGATTAAACGTCTGACCAGACACATCGCCATCAATGGAAGGTTCATCATCGACAACTGGTTCAGCCTCTGAATCAACAGAGTCTGATTGTTCTATTTCGTGCGACTCATCTTCGGTTGATTCAACCTCATCAATGACCGCTAGATCCTCTTCAGTAAGAGTGATCTCTTCTTGTACGTCTTCATTTACTTCTGCTTCTTCTGGCATCTCAATCTCCATAGCCACCGTTGCGGTCAAACAGACCACGGTGTTTCAAATAGCGTGCGCGTTCTCGGCGTGAGTGAAAGACACAATCACCACCTTCTGTGAACGATACTCCTGTAAATCCATTCTTCTGTGCGTCGTCTCGGAACTCTGAAACCTGATTGGGATGAACACCGGCTGCATCGCTGACCAAGCCAGTTGCCCAAGCATTTGTGCCTAGTCGTCTGCCACTTTTCTTGGCGTTCTCTTTTCCAAACTCAGGTAGCGGCTGATCATGCCAAGCCATCTCTCCTTCGTTGTTCCGGTAGTAATATTTCTTCTTGCTCATTAAGTCGCTTTCTCTCTACCCATCATTCCCATCTGCTGTTCGTTAGGTTGTCCACCTTGCAGCAGCTGTTGCATCACGTTGCTTCTGGCTTTATCTGTGCCGCCGGTTGAAACGCTTTTGCGTACTGACTCACGAACTGTGTGACTTGCTTGAGCCGGTTGCTCTGGAGTTGGGCCTGGTCGTTCATTACCTGGCTGATCGAACTTCACAATCGATTTCAGTCGTGGCATGTCCATCAGGTCAGCGTAGACTTCAGTCAGTTCCTGCATGTCTACTGCTCCACCAGCCTGAGCGAGTACTTGCTCCATTGGCATGGCGATCTGAGTTACAAAGTTTGTCAGTCCCTGAACACGCTCGCTCGGAGACTTGTACATCATGCTGAACGGTTCGACTTCGAAGTTGTAATCCCAGAAGTTGCCTTCACGCACTTCAGGGTCCCAATCGGCACGAATGGTTTGACCAGCTGCTTCGAACTCGTTCGGTATCTCAAGCATCTCGTCCTGCCAAAGCAGTTGGCCGAGGTCCTTGCAGATACGTGCGGTAAAGTCAACGACACGATACTGCATGTTCGCTTCTCGCTTAGACACAGCACCATGGATGAGCTTGTCTTGGCCTAGCGTATCCGCTTGTGGACCAAGTCCTGCCATCATCTGCAAGTTCCCAGCCATCCGATCGAATGTGTCTCTCATGCTGTGACTAAAGGCTTGATTCTGTGAATCAACACCGCCCATCTTCATCACGTTCACGCTGTCAGGGTTGTCTACTCTCGTCCATTCGCCGTCACTGGCACGTTCAATTCGGCGAGCATCGTCCTGATGGCCAGCCTGATAGAACGGTATATCCTTCTGTCTTTGAGCCTGTCGCTTTTGTTTTCTCAGTAGTCCGTTAACCAGGTCACTCAGCGGCTTGAGGTTCATCGCTGGTGAAACCGGCATGATGTTGTCAGGCACTTCACACGTCAGACTCAGTGTGTGAAAAGGACCGTTTTCGGGACCTTGCCATTCAACGATGCGTACTGGCTTTGTGTCTTTTCCAACCGGCATCGTCACGATCAGGTTGTCTTTGGGAAGCCAAACATCCATCAGGTCGAGCATTGGCTCAACACCTGCTTCAGTGGTTTCGCTACGTAACATCTCACGTAACGGAACCTCACCTGTGTCGCTGGAATAGTTTGGATGCTGTGTTGCTGGCTTCAGTTCTTCTATGATCTTGCGGTCGTAAGCAGAGTCATTCATGACCTTCTCACGGCTGATGCGATACTTGTTCAGGCAGAATGAACTCTTACGCCATTCGCTTGCTGTTGTGTCATACACAAAGTCATCAAGGCTAATGTTCTCAGCAAACGGTTTGCCGGGATCAACCCATTCGTCTTCACCCTCTAGCTGTACAAGTCCTGAGTCAGCGGTGTAGACCTTTACAATGCCAAGGGAAAAGAAAGAATCCATCACCGACTTACGCAAAATGTTCTCAAGTCGAATCTCTTTAATGAGGTTGTTGAGGCTCAACTGAAAGGTGTGTGCAAACCATTCGATGTCTGGATGTCGTGCAGTCACTAAGCATCGCGGTCTATTCGCCGCCAAACTCATGGTGTACGTCTCGCACGTTTGGTACATCAGGTTCATGATGACCTCACGGCGATTCATCTCGTCTGTTATGCCGTAATGCGAACCAACGAAGTCACGCACTAAAGCCTTCCGAACTTCACGGAAAGGTCTTAATGCTTTGGTCGAATGCTGAATCGCTTTCAGTAGTCTTGTGCGATCTAGTTCTTTATTCGGGTTCATTACCAACCATCGTTCTGTAACGCTAAACGGTCTTCCATTTCTTTGATTCGCCAGGCCATGCAGCCGTATGGCAAATCTTCTTCGAAAGCTTCTCGTTCAACTGGTTTGCGTGCTGGTCTGTCTTTCGTCGCATGCCATGCGATTGCAGCTGCAATAACTCGGTCACCATGTGCCTGACCTTTGGCTGAGTCGTCCTGCGTTTTAATGGAGCGACTGTGTACGACTTTCCCCTGTTTGTAGAC